GCATACGCTGGTAAAGACGCCACGGATGAAAACGGAGAAGGCGTAGAGTATAAGAGTACGACTCAGAAAAGGATGAGTGCAACATACAACGGTATATCTAACTATAACGATTGGGGCGAACAATGGGACTACATTCTTAACGATAAGATTGGCTGCTATGAGTGGCATTATCTTGCCCGATTTGACGGACCCAATATAGTTGAGATGTGGAAGATGCATCGCGATGATGTCCTGCGTTGTTTGGAACCTAAATTGTATAAATCTTGGCAAGGGCAATTTGGGTCACGTAAAGACAAGCGCATAGGTGCAAGTCTTTCAGCCGGCCAAATCAAAAAATATGGTACAAAGGTAACTTAAAAGGAGAACAGATGCCATTAATGATCGATAAACACGACGCGAACGAACAAAAGAAGTCTTTACACTTTGTTAAGCAGATATATATAGAAACTAAGCTGGATGGCAATTTCCAAAGACATGGAGGCTTCAACACTGGCTCAGGCTGGAATCTAAAAAACGGTCTTTCGTTTTTAGAAAACTTAGTAATGGGTGCGACATACAACTGCATTATTATTATTGATGTTAGAGAAGCGCTACGCTATGCCCAAGAGAAGGACTGTGAAGACTCAATTGAATATTACCAAAATGTTCTCGACGAGGGTTACAAATATGTCAGCGTAGACGGCAATAATACAGCAAGTTTTGTAACAGCTTTTCTGGACTCTCGCGACGGTGTTGGTATTAAAATTAATGGCGCGAAGAAAAGAAAGTTGTTCAACAAATTAAGCGAAGAGGACCAAGTTAACATTCGATATACTGAGAAAATTAATGTGGTGACGCTTCGGAAGATCTTAATTGGCGAGGCATGCGATTTGTTTAGGAACGTCAACCAGCAAACAAAGCTTAATCACCAAGAGCACCGTCAAGCGCGCTGGAGTAAGCTTTCTAAGTTTGTCCGCGATATAGCTAATGGTGACAACCGCAAGATTTTTCTAAATTTTGTCTACAACAAAGAAACTGATCTTGACACACGCTCACATGAAGAGATGGTCGCTATGTTTGCTTTGAAGATCGAGAAGAATTATGCCACATATGCGCGCTGCGCAGATCTGAATTCGTTTTATGAAGATAATGATTCACTGAAATTAGCGACGGAAACCAATATAAGTAACACACTACAAGAAGTGCGGAAGATGGCAGAAAAAACAAATGAAGGGGCCCCTATCCAAAGAAAACTAACAAAGGGAACCCTTCACAACTTGTTTGATTTTGTTCTTATGGTTACTGAAGATAAAGGGTTCACAATCAAGAAGTCAGCCGATTTGTTTAGCTGGTTCTTGGAGGCGGATGCGATGTTTAGGGTCGAGGCCGGCAAGGTTACAGAAGACAACCAGAAGGCTGAGTCATACAGCTACTGGACTAAATACTCTTCAAAGAATTTCCACTTTTATCAGAGAAATCTTGCTATGTTTGAAGCTAAGTTTTTGAAAGATATTGAGAACTTAGCTTCAAAGGGCGTTGTCAAACCAAAAAGACGCGCCGGCGATACTTTTACCTGGGAACAGAAGCTTGAACTTTTTGCAAAGCAAGAGGCAATGTTACGAACTGGGGACAAGATGAATATCCTTGATTTGTATCTCGGAAAGTACGAGGCAGATCACATGGTCTCTGTTAACGATGGAGGCGAAACAACCATTGAGAACGGGGAGCTTATGACGATGATTGAAAACCGACAAAAGGGAGCCAACTCTAACGAGCCACATTTTGAGCACCAGCTATAATGATAGAACTCAAGCACCAAGAAGGATTACAGTTCCTGTCAGATATTCCAGATAACTCTGTAGATCTGATCTTAACAGATCCTCCCTACGAAATTTCACGCTCTACCGGGTTTATTGAAAGCAAGGGTGAAAACACTATAGAGAGATTTAAGATGAGCTACGAGTTTGGCGAGTGGGATGAGCGTTCCACCAATCTTACACCATTCGTGACGGAGTTTTATAGGGTTCTGCGCAAAGGGGGCGCTATGATTATGTTCTACGATATTTGGAAGCTATCGAACCTTGCCAAAATTATGGAAGACAGCAAATTCAAACAGCTTAGGTTCTTGGAGTGGGTTAAGACCAATCCCGTTCCAATTAATAGCAAGGTGAATTATCTGACTAATTCACGTGAGATTGCGCTGTCTGGTGTAAAGGTTAGTAAGCCCACCTTTAACAGCAAGTATGACAACGGAATTTATCGATACCCCATTTATCATGGCAAGGACAGGTTCCACCCGACACAGAAGAGCTTGCCGCTATTTGAAGAATTGATCCGCAAACATTCAAACGAAGACGATCTTGTGTTGGATTGTTTTGCGGGATCTGCCACAACTGCAATTGCAGCAAAAAACACAAATCGTAACTTTATTGGTTGCGAGATGGATGAAACGTATTATATTAAATCTATGGAGAGGATTAAAAATGGATAAACAAACACAAGTAATCATGTTCTCGTCGAAGACGGGCGAATGGTCTACCCCCCAAGATTTTTTTGACAAACTAAATTGGAGATTTGGACCCTTTGACTTAGATCCGTGCGCCGACGTTTCCAACACCAAGTGTGCTAATTTTTTCACCGAATCGGAGGATGGGCTATCCCAAGACTGGGAAGGCTTTACGGCTTTTGTCAACCCCCCTTATGGTCGAGGAATCGACAAGTGGATCAAGAAGGGGTATGACGAATCGCGAAAAAAGAACACCAAGGTGGTAATGCTCATCCCAGCCCGCACAGACACCAAGTATTGGCACCAATATGTGATGAGAGCCGACGAAGTTTATTTTGTTAAGGGGCGCCTAAAGTTTGGCGACTGCACAAACAGCGCACCATTCCCGTCAGCGGTTGTGGTCTTTGATGGAAGCAATAGGCAGCAAATATTTGGAGCAATGAATCGATGAATCGACAGCAGAAGAGGGCACTTCAACAGAAGGTCGGCAAGTCTAAGGCGGCATCCGTGGAACAGAAGATGGCTCGATTTAACCAGCTTCCAGAGATGTGCGATGTTTGTTCCGAAGCGTTTGACAAAAAGAACAAAGAGATGATACAATCCTGGCAAGTGGTCGTAACACAATCAGCAGTGAGGTTATTTTGCCCCCACTGCGTTAAAAAAACACAGGAGATAATTAATGAACATCGTTAGATTGAGCCCTGGCGCCCTTCATAAAATTTTGAGCGGGCACGTAAAAGAGCCCACCACGTGTGTGGTAAAGTTTTATGCAAATGAGTGTCCCTATTGTCACAATTTAAGAGATTATTATCAAGAAATTGCTGACGATGAGAAATATTCGGACTTATTATTTTTTGCCTTTAACGTGGGAGATTATCCCCAAATCGAAGGACAGCTTAATTTTAATGGGGTTCCCACTATATCGCTTATTAAAGCAGGGGGGGTTTCTCCAAAGGTCAAAATTTGCCCAGAACCCGAAAAGCCAAATGATCATACTTGGTACACAGCAACAGACATCAAGACATTTATAGAAAAGGAGAAATAAAATGTCACAAGATATCGTAAATGCTGCAGTTATGCTATTGCGCTCTAAAGCGCTAGAATCCTATGGAGTGATTAAAGATTGCTTACGTCGCCCCTCCGAAGAGCAACAGCGGCCAGCAGTGGTAACCCCTGAACAATCCCCCGCGTTACGCAGATCTTTAGAGCACAACAGCAAGAAGAATAACTCTGATGAATAATACCTTTTCATATGATGATGTGCTGTTGGTTCCTCGCTATTCAGACATTCGATCTCGTAGTGAAATTGACATCTCTTCTGATCTCGGAAAGGGGCTGCTTCTTGGCTTGCCTGTTATCGCGTCTCCAATGGATACTATTTCTGAAGTGCCAATGGCGATAGCTATGGCTAAATTTGGAGGAACGGCCGTGATCCACCGCTACAACACCATTGAAAATCAATGCCGAATGGTCCGCATGGCCAAGGATATTTCTCAGAAATCGGATCTCATTCTGGGGGCAGCTATTGGGGTATCAGATGATTTTAAGGCCCGGGCGACGGCGCTCATCGAAATGGGAGTGAATTTTTTGTGTGTGGATATCGCTCATGGCCACCACATTCTAATGAAGGAGGCGCTTGGCTACTTGAGAGCCGCTTTCGGAGATGACCTGCATTTGATGGCAGGCAATGTTGCGACTTTAGATGGAGTTAACGCGCTATCCGACTGGGGAGCAGATTCTGCACGATGCAATATAGGTGGAGGGTCTATTTGCTCCACGCGAGTTCAAACTGGCCATGGAATCCCGGGCCTTCAAACTATTGTCGAGTGTGCCAAAACAGATCGGAACATTAAGATCATTGCAGATGGCGGCATCAAGAACTCCGGCGACATTGTAAAAGCAATTGCAGCCGGCGCCGATGCAGTCATGTGCGGCTCGTTGCTGTCCGGAACGAATGAGACTCCGGGCAAGGTTATTGAAAGAAAGGACGGCTCGCGCTGGAAGACGTATCGCGGGATGGCCAGCAAGGAAGCTCAAATTGGCTGGCGCGGCAAATATTCTTCGTTTGAGGGTGTCGCCACTACGGTGCCTTATCGGGGGGGAGTTAAATATGTTCTTGGCGATCTTGAGCGGGGAATTCGTTCTGGATTTTCATATTCCGGCGCGCGCAATCTGCAAGAACTACATTCTAAGGCCGAGTTTATTTTTCAGACAGCTTTGGGGCTCTCGGAAAGCAGGACCCACATTACCGAAAGGAAATGGTAATGGCGGAGGAGATAGATTATGGCAATTTAACGAAGCGAATCATATTTGTGGACAACGATCATCGCCACGCAAAATTGCTCGTTAAGCTAAAGTATGATGGACTGAAGCAATCAGATTTTTTTCGCCACATTGTAAGCGGATATCTCGCCAATGACACGCGCATTGATGAGTATGTAGAGGAATTAAAAACGCAGTCCCTCAAGAGAAAGAGCAAAACGCGCAAGCTCAAGCAGGCGGGAAGAAGAAACGCTAGCGATCTCAACTTAAGAAAAGAAGAAATTGAAAACATTTTTGATATTCTTGAAGAGGAACATCCGGATTTATGAACAACAAAGGGTTAAAGCCATGTGCTGTGGCTTGCATAAATAAGAAAAAGGAATGTTCAAATGGAGAATGTCGACTTTGGGTTGACTACCCCATAGAACATAATTGCTGCCTCATCTCTATTCACGAAAATGGTAACATGACGTTGCGCCAAATTGGAGAAAGAATTGGGGTATCATTTGCAAGAGTTAAGCAAATCGAAACCGACGCGCTTAGGAAAATGAAGAAAAACTCGTTGCTTTCAGGTTAGTATTGGAGAATTTGAGGGAATTGCAAAATTATAAACTATTTACAGTTGAGTTCGAAATTAAGGAGAATTATAATGGCTCGTAAAACACTTTTAACCGAAGGCGAAATTCGCCAATTTATGAAACTAGCGAATCTTTTGCCAATTGGTCAAGGAAGACTTGCTGAATATGGGCTTGACGCGCCCGG